CTATGGCCAGACCTTACAAAACTAATTCTAAGCAAACACCTGAATTGGAAGATAGGATATTGAGATGTATCTGTGATGGTATGTCTCTGCATTCGATCTGTAAGCTGGATGGTGTTCCACCAAGAGAAACAATCCATAGATGGATAAGAAATGATCCTGACTTCAGGAGGCGATATGATGAGGCCAGAGAAGAGAGAGGGAACTTCTATGGAGAAAAGGTAGCTGAGTTAGCTACTGCTGTTCTCAGGGGAGATATTGATTATAACAATGCTAGGGTTGCTGGAGATCTGTTTAAGTGGACAGCAGCTAGAATGTCACCAAAGAACTTTGGAGATAGGATGCAAGTGGAGCATGAGGTAGGTGAGACATTAGTTGATGCTCTCAAGAATGTGGAGTTGAAACTGGTTGAGGAAGACAAAGACAAGCTACCATCACCTCTACACGCACGTGAGAAAAGCACTCTAAAAAAGGCTATGTCAGGATAATAGCCTGACGTAAATGTAACAATAACAATAGGTTAGGGATGGTTTGGCTATAGATCCATAGCTAAACATATATTATTTGCTGCACCCCCCCCTTGCAAAAAGGCATGGGTGTAGGTCTAGTTGTATATACCCCTCATAAAATGATGCAGAATTTAGAACAGACCCTTTTAAAACTAAGAAAAGATCCGGTGTTATTTGTTGAGAGTGTCCTTGGTGCAACTCCTCAGAAATGGCAGAGAGAGGCATTGAAGTCTGTTGTTGAGCATGATCGTATAAGTGTGAAGAGTGGTCATGGTGTTGGCAAGAGTGCTTATTTGTCCTGGTTGACGTTATGGTGGTTATTGACCCATTATCCATGCAAGATTGCGATAACTGCGAATACTGCTCATCAGTTGAATGATGTATTGTGGAGTGAGATAAATAAGTGGGCAAAGAAGTTGCCTGATGCATTTTACAATCAGCTAGAGATTAAGAGTGACAAGATATCTTTGAAGGGTGTTTTTGACAGTTTTGCTAGTTTTAGAACGAGTAGACGTGAGACACCGGAGGCACTGCAGGGATTTCATAGTGAGAATATGTTGTTTATCTGTGAGGAGGCTTCAGGGATACCGAATGTAGTATTTGAGGTTGGTGAGGGCAGTATGAGTACCAAGGGTGCTAAAACTGTTATGACAGGCAATCCTACGAGGTCTGATGGTTATTTCTATGAGAGTTTTCATAGTATGAGGGATAGTTGGAAGTGTTTTACTGTTTCTTGTAGGGATAGTGATTATGTGGATGAAAATTTTGTCACTGATATGGCAAGGAAGTATGGAGAAGAGAGTAATATTTTCAGGGTAAGGGTACTTGGAGAGTTTCCTTTGCAATCTGATGATGTATTGTTGCCATTGCATTTGGTTGAGGCAGCTACAAAGAGGGATATTGAGCCATCACCTACAACGAGTGTTGTTTGGGGTGTTGACCCTGCAAGGATGGGTGATGATAGGTCTTGTTTGGCTAAGAGGAAGGGTCAGGTTTTATTAGAGCCAGTAAAGAGTTGGACTAAGAAAGATTTGATGGAGTTAGCCGGTATTATTGTCAATGAGTATGAGTTGACGAGGTGGGAAGACAGACCTGAGTTTATTTATGTTGATAGTATTGGGATAGGTGCAGGATTAGCTGATCGTTTATCTGAGTTGGATTTACCTGCTATTGGGATTGCAGTTTCAGAAAGTCCATCAATGAAGGATAAATTTATGCGATTGAGGGATGAGTTATACTGGAATTGTCGCAGTTTTTTTGAGGGAAGGGATGTTCATATTCCCCAGGATGATGTTTTGATCTCTGAGTTAACGAATATTCGATATAAGTATTTATCTACTGGCAAGTTAAAGATTGAGGCTAAAGATGAGATCAAGAGGCGCAATGGTGGTCGTTCTTGTGACGTAGCTGACAGTTTTGTTTTGACGTTTGCAGGAGATGGAGCTTTGGCATCAGGATCGCAATCTAAATGGTCTAGTAAAATGACAGTAAAGCCTGATTTAAGGTGGGTTGTTTGAGTAATGTTATTTTATTTCCTAATAGGAAAAAAGACAGTGTAGATATTGCTATTGAGTGTCTGTTTGAGCAGATGGCATTGATACAATCACAATATGAGATTGATTGGGAAGAGATGATGCACATTTGTATGGTTGGCATGGCTAAATCTGCTGTTAATTCAGGTATGAGCAAGGAAAAATTTTTAGAATTTTGTGCAAATATACAGATTGAGGAAATAGATGAAGGCGAGTGATGTAAAGAAAACACCTTCAGGTCGGTTATCTTATAGAGGTGAGACATTTTCAGGTTTTAATAAGCCTAAAAGGGCAAACACTGGTAAGAAAAAAAGTGTTGTTTTGGCTAAAAAGGGTGATGAGGTCAAGCTTGTAAGGTTTGGTGACCCTAATATGAGTATTAAGAAGAATATACCGAGTAGAAAAAAAAATTATTGCTCAAGATCCAGTGGGATCAAGGGTGCAAAAGACAAGTTTTCGGCTAATTACTGGTCAAGGAAAGCTTGGAACTGTTAAAAGGAGTTTATCATGGCTAGAAAACCTAAGAGTGAAGATAAAGAGCTTAAAGTTGAGGTGACAGCAGAGGCAGAGGTAAAGAAGGCAGAAAAGCCTGAAGGCACTGCTTATGATGCAATGTCTCCAAAGCAGCGAAGGGAATACGATATCGCTAACAAGAAATGATTGTATTTACCTATTTAAGAAACCCAAAAAAAATAAAATTTAAAAAGTGCAGACCTTGTGTGACACATAAAATGTGTAAGTCAAACTTCAGGTGTTGTGCCTTGGATTTTAAAGGAGAAAATCATGTATCATGGGAACAAGAAAAAAGGCAAGAAAAAGGCTAATGGCAAGAAAAAATCTATGAAAAAGAAGAAATAATGCCATTTTCCAAGTATTCCTCAAAGCAAAAAAAGTTAGCTCAAATAGCGAAACCAAGAACAAAGATAACTGCTGCTGACTTCAAAAAGCTTAATAAAAAGAAGAAGAAAAAGAAAAGTGCCAAAGTTTAAAAAAGTACCCAAGACAAAAAAGGGTGTTCCAAAAAAATATTTAAAAGGTGCTAAGTCTCCGAAAAAGAAAGAGCAGGAGATACTCAGCACTGCAATGAAATATAAACGAGGTGAGTTTATAGATATCCCCTCAGTGATAAAATCAAGGGTAGCACAAGATGGTCGCAAGAAAACCACTAAGCGAAAAAGTAAGAAAAGCTCTAAAAAATAAAGCCGATAAATCAAGGTTTTTTCAAGGTGAGCTAACTGAGGTGTATCGTAAAGGTCAGGGGGCGTACTTGGGTTCAGGGTCAAAAAACGTCAGTATGAATGCCTGGTCTATGGGCAGAGTTAATTCTTATATGAAGGGTGGTGGAGCTAGGAAAGCCGACCAGGCTATCTATAAGAAATATCAAAAAAGAAGGTCAAAGTAATGGCAGAGATGAGTGAAGAGCAGTTAGCCTCTATCATATCCAGTGAAATAACAGATAGCATAAATCATTTTGACAGTGAGTATTCTGCTGACAGATTACGAGCTATGGATATGTATCTTGGCCAACCTATTGGAAACGAGATGGAAGGCAGATCTCAGGTGGTTCTAACTGAGGTAGCTGATTGTGTAGACCAGATAATGCCATCCCTGATGAGAATTTTTACAGCTAGTGATAAGTATGTAAGATTTTCTCCAAAAACTGCTGAAGATGTTGAAAGAGCAGATATGATGACAGATTACGTTAATCATATTATCAACTCAGACAATGATGGTTATAAGATTTTTTATCAGTGGTTTAAGGATGCCTTGTTATTCAGGCTTGGTATTGTTAAATTTTATTATGATGAGACAGTATTAGTTCAGGAAGAAGAATACGAAAACCTTACAGAAGATGAAATAACATTACTGCTGCAAAACCCTGATATTGAGATTGTCAGCAGAGAGGAAAATTTTGGTGAAGAATTTACATCTCAAAATGAGGTTGTTGAGGTAGTTCAAAGCTATAATCTCAAAGTTAAGGTAAGAAAGAAAAGTGGTAAGGTCAAAATTGACAATGTGCCACCTGAAGAATTTTTAATAAATAAAAAGGCAAAATCCTTAGAGGATGCCTATTTTATTGCTCATAGAACATCAATGACAGTATCTGATTTAGTCTCGCTAGGCTATGACAGAGATATGATTGAGCAGTATGTAGGTTATGAGGATTTAGACAGAGAAGAAGAGGTATCAAAAAGATTTGGTGATTTAGAAAACAACAACCAAACAGAACCTGCTGATCCGTCACAAAAACAAGTTCCGGTTTATGATTGTGTAATTAAAACGGACTTTGATCAGGATGGTATTAGTGAACTAAGAAGGGTTTTAGCCATAGGATCGAGTGGTGATAAAATCCTTGAGAACGAACTGACAACGTACCTCCCCTTTGCTGTCGTTACCCCTATTATCATGCCTCACAGATTGATCGGCAGGTCGATATATGATCTTACTGAGGACTTACAAGTTATTAAGTCAACTTTGATGAGACAGTATTTAGACAGCACATACTTGTCAGTTATGCCAAAGATTGTTGCTGTGGAAGGTCAGGTCAATCTTGATGATCTAATGTCATCAACAGCAGGATCTGTTATCAGGACAAGATCAGCAGGTGCAGTACAACCACTTAACTCAAGTGCAGGTGTTGGAAGAGAAATCCAACCTTTATTGGAATATGTAGACGATATCAAAGAAAATAGAACTGGGATGTCAAAAGCATCTATGGGTCTTGATGCTAATGCTTTACAGAGTTCAACAGCAAGTGCTGTGTCAGCTACAGTTCAGGGCGCACAACAGAAAATCGAGAGTTATGCAAGGACAATAGCAGAAACCGGTGTCAAAGACTTGTTCAAGGGTATTTTGCATCTTGTAACATTGCATCAGCAAAGTGCCAGGGTTGTCAGGCTTAGAAATGAGTTTGTGTCTATTGATCCAAGAGAAGGTGA